GGAAGGGAACCCTCTACGGCTGGGTACATGTAGCGAGATGGACCAGTTCCAGACGTGGACTTGTGAGGTAGCTCGGTTGCAGCTAACGATTCCTCAAACTGCTTCTCAGGGTTGTAGGAACCATGGTGCTTGCCAGCCATGTCGTAGATAGCGCCAGCTGGGTTCTTTTGCAGGATTGAAAACATTGGGTAGTTCTTATAGCTGCGTGACCTTTTAGATCCACCACCAAGTTTAAAGCCGATACCCCCAATAATTTTCTTGGGGTCCCACGCTGTTTGCGGGCGATCCTTGATGAGTTTGCCTCGAGACATACCACCAAGAGGGACAAGCGAGGCGGTGTTGACGCGCTTGCCACCCTTCTTATCTGGAACATAGTTAGGCGAAACAGAAGCCTGCCAACGGAACTCTGCCTTGGCTTGCTTGACAGCTGGAGCTGCAATAAGTCGTGCATCTTTGCGGAACTTCTTAACCGTCTCAGGTTCAACCTTGCGCAATTGAGCAAGCGCATTTTCAAGACCCTTGATTTGATATGAGCTATTGACTCGACTCACTTTTGGTTCCTGTCGGATAGTGCTTGGTTAAGAGTTGCAATCAACCCTGCTGGCATTTGCAAAATCTCGCTATAGCTAATCCCGTTGAGGATCAGGTTGGCGATGATTCCGTGAATGCCGTTTCGCCAAAAGGGACTTTCTCAATTCTGTACGAGACAGCTTTGATCTGCTTGGCGAACTCCTCAGGGGGTGCAACAGTCCCCTGTTGTTTATGTGCTAACCAAGCGAGCGTTGCAAGGTGCTTGGCATGAAGGTCATTGTCAATCGTGTTGAGAATTGAGCAGCTGTGTAGTCGCTCAAACTCCAACAGTGATGGATAACTGAGTGCGGTTTCTGACTGGCTGCCATCTACCAGCACGGTAGCGATGAACAGTTCAAACATCAGGAAGTCGCGACTGTGATGGGACCTTGGAACGTTGCTGTGAAGGCATTGAGGTCTCCCACAGCGCCAGATACAGGTGCGTAGCCAGCGAAGAAACCTGACTGCGTGAAGCTTGGGTTTGTTGCTGAGGTTGCAGCCGCGTCTGCCTTGGCAACAATTGTGGTTGTTGTGCCGACAAGACCTGTGAGGGTTGCGTTCACTTTTGTTGCGGCAAAGTCCTGATTGAAGTTGACAGTAATTGTGTCCGACTTCAAACCTGCAGCGTAGGTGTGACCTGTTGAGCCCATCGAAGTTGTCTCGACAGGGTCGACCTGACGGTCAACAGTGATGCTTGTGACATAGGCGCTGAGGTCAACTGAGTTGACGGTCACGCTTGCGTTGGTTAATACCTGAACTGCCATTTGGATCAGTCCTCTGCTTTCTTGGTGTTGGTTTTTTGGATGAAGCCACCCTCAATGAGGGCGTCAACATTGAGTCCTTCAAGTTGCTCGTCTGTGACGGTGGAGCCTTGAGGGAAATCTGGAAGGTTGTCGGCTAGGACTTTGTATGGCATGGCTTTCCTATGCGGGGTAATTGACTTGGATGGAATATGCAGGCAGCTCTTGGTTGCCTACGGAATAGACAGATGGTGTGGCTGAGATGACAGCAACGGTGTTCATCACCACATCAACAGTGTCTAGAAGGACCTTGAGCGCATCGAGGTTCGCTGGAGGGGGAGCCATTGCCGTAACGGTGAACTCAAGGAAAAGGGTTGCATTGGGTTGCCCGAACGATGGGGTTGTGACCGCTGGAGGGTCAATCATCACCGAGTTCGGGCGGGCGTTGCGCGGATCGTCAATTACAACGAGACCAGCGTTTGTGAGCTTGGCTGACAATGATTCGCGCGAAGCGTTGAGTCGACTGGTCATGCGATAGCTGCCCTGTTACATCCCCAGAGGCGCAAGATTTCACCCATTGCAATATTGGGTTGTGAGCTTGACATTGCCTCGTAGGTAGAGAATGACTCGTACCCGCTTGCGCCACGCGAACGGTATAACCCGCCCGCATACATAATGGTCCCGAGTTTGACTGCTGCACTTGGGACCGTAGACAGTGAGTCCGTATAATTTGCGGATTTACGCCTACGGTACGCAAGCGCGTTAGCCGCTTCCGTGCAAGCGGTAACGAACGTGGTGTCATTTGCTGTGGCTGGGGCAACTCCGAGCCAATCAAGAGTGTCCTGAGCTGTAATCCATGTGCAGGTTGGCGTATATGTGACAGTTCCTGAAGCAGGTGCTCTGTCGTAATCCGTTCCGTTGCTGACATAGAGAAGCTGGTTCTCTCGAATGACGTTGTAGTTGAAAAGCAAGTCTCCCTCTTCTGATTTCCCTACAAACTCGTAGGGTTCAGTTGAGATGATCTGCACTGTGCCTGAAAGGGATGATGGCGCTCCAGCGACAACGATGGTGTCTTGATCACCTATGTCTGTTGAAACGAAGGTCTGCAGAACACCCACGTCATCTAGACGTGTTGCAAAGGCAATGTTGAAAACAGGCATTCTGCAGCTCCCCGAGTTATCCGAATTAGGTCAGCTTGACAAACTTGGTGGTGTCCACCATCTGCTTGGCGAGGTAGCCCCTGAACGCCACTGTGCGTGACAAGGTTGATGGAACGTCAATCGCAATTGCGCCCTTCTGAACCTCTCCCACGAAGTAACCACTTGGGTCACCAACGATGACGGTGTCTGAAGCAAACGCACGGTCAACAATTACGTTGAGACCAAATGCTGTACCAGTGAACATCGAGATGTTTGTGTCACCAAAGTTGTTCATTGGGTTCATGCCTGCAAGCAATGGTCGACCAGCTGTGTCAACAAGTTTGTTTAGGTAGCCGTACATATTTGGACTGAGCCAGAGCGTTGTTGGCATATTGCCGTTTGACGCGTTGAGGATTGTCACAGCTGCATCAGAAATGTCTGACACCCATTCAGCAGGGCTGGTTGGATCAGTCAAGACTGCTGATTGTGATACAGCTGCCAAGAGTGCATCTGCCACCGCATTGTTCGTTTCGTATGCATAAACACGAGCCATCGAATCAAGGAGGATGGACACCACTTCAGGTGAACTCCAGTCAAGATCCTGTTCGGACAGTGTCGAGTACGTTCCATAGGTGCTTTTTGCCACGTCAAAGTAGGACACGCCAATTGTTGACGATGTCAAAGCTGCGTTCTCTGCGCTCTGCACACCAACTGAAGGTTGAGTGCTGACGTAAGGAAGGCGGAAATGTGAACCACTTGCGGGGATTGCCTTTACACCAATTGAGTCAATGGTGGCTCTCTTGCCTACAAAGTTGTTGTAGACAGGCTGTACCAGAATCTCTGGCAACAAGCCCGAGTTTGACTGTGTGTCAATGTATGGAGCTGAAGGTGCAGCTGCACGGATGCGGTTTTGCATCTCAATCATGGCTGCTCCACCTTGAACAGCAGCAACGATGTATTCGGCAGCTGTTGGAAGAACAGTTTCGCGTTTTGCTGATGCGTACACGAGGGTCGGAATGGCATCAGCAACAGGAGCTGCTTCAACCACTGGGGTTAATTCTGACATTGGTTCCTCCTCAGGAATGTTGTCGGGGTTGGTTTCTTGGGGTTCGGGTTCGCTGGCAGCGACAGCCACCTTTGCCCCCTCAAACGCGCCAAATGGAAGCAACGAAAGCTCCATCCAGCGTGCAGATTTAACGACCATGACTGACTCCTCAAAGGAGTAATCAATGGGCTCGACTCCTACGGACACGGAATCGTAGAAATTATTTGGTCCAGCTTGAAGCAATGTCTCGGATGCAAGCGCAGTTGGTGCTAGCTGTGCAGAGAACATCATTCCGTCTGCTGTTGACACGCGTTCGGTGACCATGCCGAGTGGCTTGCTCATGTCGTGATCAAGAATAAACTTAGGGTTCGGTCCATCAACTGGAAGCGAACCCTCAAGGAACTTCACTGCTTGCCCTGAATTGACTAGAGCAATTTCGTTCCAAGGAACAGCCACGCCAGCGATGATGCCTTTCTTCTCGCCTTGTGCAGCTTTTACTTCCCAGAGGGAACCTTGCAGTTCTAGTTTCACGATGGAACTCCCATGGTTGTTGTGTCGGTCACGGTTTGGGTTGTGCTCATGTCCTGAGGCATTTCAGGGACATCCACGAAATCGTCAACGTCTAGACGCACATAGCGCCCGCGTGGAACTACGTCAGACATACTGAGGCGCTGCGAGATGGTGTCAATGTATGGCTTGGCTCCGTAGAGGTAGAGCGCCTTTTGAGACTCGACTGCATTTTGATAAGTCATGCCCGATCCAGATGGTGCGCCAACTAAATAGCCTGGTACGTTGCCCACGTTGGCGAGTTCGCGGATCTGATGCGTGCGAGCTTCAACGAGTTGCAGTTTTGAAGGGTCGGACTGGAACTCATGCCACGACACGCTGGAGTTGAGTGCGCCAATGGCGTTGCGTTTTCTGGCTGCGCTCCAAGCAGCTGCCAAATCTGCAAGGTCCTCAGGTTCCATTGGCTCAGAACCTGCGGTTTGTTGGAGATAGCCAGCAGTGATCTCGTTAGACGCAAATCGCATCGCTGCATTGTCCAAGCGGTTGGAGATTTGAATCGAGCGCCAACCCATAGAGAGCAAACCTTGGATTGGTGCTTGAAACTGAATGACATCCTGATAAGGCAAATCAAACCCTAAAAAACGGAGTTTCTTTGACGGTGCTGGATACACAGGTCCAGTCATGTCAAGGATTTCAATGTCTGCAGCTGGAAGCCATTGAAAGGTCAAAGGTTTCCCCGTTGATGCACTTCTGGAGGTCACGAGCCAGTAGGCGCGTGAGTGGAAATAAAGATCATCGACTGTCCAGCCAAGCAAAAATTGGCGTGTCACATTTGGATCAGGTTGTTCCATCCAGCTGTCAAGAGGAAGCCCGACCTCGACATAGTCCTCCTCAAGAGGGTTCCATTGTTTTGCGTAATGGCAAAACTCAAGACCCGAAACGAAAGAAACAATTAGGTCTCGAGACCTTGAAATCGTTGGATTTTGGATTGCCTCTGCGCGAGGGAAGTCCTGCACATAACCGAGGTAGTTGTCAACCTGTGAAGCGGCTCCCGCTGCAGCCTTGATCATGGGTCGCTCTTCTGGAGCAGCTCCGAACGCTGGCTTGGCTTGACGTGTGAAAAGACCCATCAAGCTGAGTGTTGCAAACTATTGCAAGCAATACAACAACCTTTTGCAAATATAGAAAAATCAGTCGGAAAAGGCGAACGCTGCTTTTGTGTTTATCTTTGGTTTTCCCGCCATAGCCACAGACCAGATCAGCGCACGACACAATTCGATGGGTCCAGCTGAACGAGCTGTAGAAACTGAGAGTTGTCCTTGGTGCTTTACGAGGACCGCCCTATTGACTTGCTCAACAAGGATTTCCTCTCCAGTGTGCAGGACTTGTCCAGACATGATCATTGACCGCACAATCGTTGTCCATTTTTGAACTTCACGTTGACCAACCAAAACAGCAACTCCCTTCATGGAAGGTGGAAGGTGAATGTCAAGAGCAGCTCCGATTGCGATGGTTAGTCCTTTGTGACGTTTGCGCGATTCCTCCAGCTGGTTCCACAGGTCGCTCAAATTGTCAACAATGAACTCCACAGTTGATAGCACCTTGTCCCCAACTTGAACCGAACGGACTGCGACAAAACGATGGTCATCCGCTGATGATTCAACAGCGATGACACCACCTTCAGCAGGCAAATCCTCATCAGCTTTAAGCGATACAAATAAACCTTGCTCAAGCCATGATCGAGTGGCGCTGACCCAGATGTTGACAGACGCACGAAGGAAAGCAGCTTGGTTTGCTCCCTTGGCTTCCTCATGTATTGTTTCCAACTCAAGTGTTGACCCCAAAGCTGGGTTGCTGTATTCCCACGCTTCAGGTGACATTGGATCCAGATGGCTTGGGGGGCTGAACTCGGCGTAATACAAACGAGAACGCTGACCAGTTGCAATTTCAGCCATGCCTTTCTCACGCATACGGCGAAACACAACAGACTCATCAACCGTGCCAGCTGTAGACCAGCAACTCATCAAAGGGTCCTTGCGAGCACGCATCGTTGGCATGAGCGCGTCATCAACTGCTTCAGGAGAGCAACCGAACAACTCGTCAACAATGACTAGATCACAACTGAGACCGTGACCCGCGCTTGGAGTAGCTGCACGAACAATCCAGCGCGATCCAGCAAAATCACCGACTGGAGGCAACGTCACCGATTGCCTTCCGTAGGAATAGATCACCTTGGCATCAAACTGAGTTTCAAGGATTGGAGCAAGAGCGTTAAACAACTCTGATGCCAAGTCCAGACGGTGAGCAGTCGTGAGAACAGTCTGTTCCTGTTTGCGGATTCGAGGCATCTCAACCAGCCAGAACAACAGCAAACATTTCAAAGCCATACTTTTCCCGTTTTGCCGCGCCACCGAACAGACCGATTGACGGAACAAAAGCCGATCATCATCCCCGACAAGAAGCTGGGAACGCAAAACATTGCGCTGCCACTCCATGAGCTCAACACCTAAAACACGGCGGGCGAGGTCCTCCAACATTGGAAAGTAAATGTCGTGACCACCGAGAGTGTCCGTTTCAAGTCGCGGGGAATGCCTATCGAATTGCGGGTACTGTTGCACATTTCTCGCTTGGTCTTGGGAAACCCTTGCTGGTATTGACGAGGATACAGAATTGCGGAGACTCGGGGGCAAGAAGGATGGACTATCCAAAAAATCGGATTGCTCCTCGGGGTGGTCATCATCACTCTCTGTGGTTGCTCGACGGGCTGCTTGTTTGGCATTGCCGTAACGCGCTCCGAGCCTTGAGTTACAACTGCGACATAGCACACGAAGGTTCTGTGGGTGGTTTGCATCGAGTGGGTTGGTGAACGTGTCGGTTGGTTGGATGTGGTCGATGGTGTTGGCTTCCTGTCCACAAATGGCGCAGGTGGGATCATCCGCGAGGAGCTTCTCTCTCATGCGCTTGAAGTCTGCTGTCGCTCTGGCTTTGCTGTTCTTGTTGGTGGTCATGTTTGTTGTTCTTTCTGTTGTTGTTTCCTAGCGCCCTTGGCTGCGCCTGCGGTTGCTTCCTTGGTGTTACCTCGGGGTCCTACCGTTGGTACCCCCCACGGTTCGCCAGTTGTCACTGACTGGTCGCCGTCACTTCTCAGGACCGACACCATTCGCGTTTTAGTAGTTCGTACTCTGCTCAAACGTCTTAC